TACACAAGTATTTATGTACTAATTGGTCTAATACGTTTGGTGCAGTGCACAACGCTCGGGGGTAACTTGGGCAAAATATGTACACGCACGAGGTGCGTGTTGGGGGTCACCCCCTAAATCTGGGACGGTGGCAAACTGGCACGCGTCTTGCAGTTAGTTCAATAGTTTCATTGGCCGGTTTTTCTGTTGCTAGGCCGACCCTATTGCTTTTCCGCAAGATGTTGTGCAGAATAAGCCCCTGGAGTCCCAGGCCCCCGGAAAAATTTCAAATGTATTTTCATTCGGATACACAATTACTTGTTGATGCGCTCAAGGTCCTAGGTTCGAGCACCTATCACCGAGGCATGACAGTTGAGAAGTTAGAGCGATATATCATTGCGGCTATAAAAACTCGTCGTCTTATAATTATTCGCAATAAGGACGAGCAACCGATTGGTTTGTTTACTTGGGCTTATTTGCCCGCGGACCGCGAACCTCGGTACATGGCTGATCCGACTTGCATTCTGGCTAGTGATTTTGCGTCAGAAGATGGTACTCTATGGGCGATTGACTTTGCTGCCCCGTTTGGATATTGCCGTGAGGTAGTCCGGGCGTTGAGGAAGATGTTCCCCAAGGGCACTAAGTTTAGGATATACCGTACTGAACAGAACCGCTTTGGCTGGATGATCGCATGAGAAGACTGAACCCCGCACGCCCGTCTGACAATCCTATGTATGAAATGCTTTTCTGCTTCGGCAGTGGCGGCAACACCAGCGGTGGATCTGCTAGTGATTTTGATGATTCGTATAATCAGTCGATGGGTTACACCGGGGGTAGTTACGATTCTGAGATTGAGAGAAGGGTTGCTGCTGGAGAGGACGCGAGAACTGACGACGCTTTTGCGGAAGCTCAAGCGCGAACATCTAGCCCTGGGGCCGGAGCCGGAGCTGATCCATCACCGGCCCCTTCGCCCGCGGACCAAGGAACTTTCGACCCGCGCATTTCTGCGGAAGTCATGTCCGACAGCCCACAGCAGTTTGACCTTGAGCAGATGCAGTTGGCTAATGATTTAATTTCTAGATCAACTGCTGCTGCAAACAGAACTCCGGTGACTTTAGACAGGGCGATGCAGAAGGATCGTGAAGGTTACTTCCGCCCCGGGGAATATGAGACCGATATTGATGTTTTTAACACAGCTTATACGGGCGGAGCCACTCCAGCCGCGGATGTGACGCGTGCTGCTGGTGTTGAGCAGGCTCGAAGTGTGGCTGCTGGTTCACCGAACGATATTCGTAACTTAGACCGTGCTTTGAATGAAGAGTCAATTGACGGTGGTGACATTGGCGATTTTTATGAGTTTTTGGCACCAGAGGTCCGAGAAAAAGCAGACGCAGAAGCAAACGTCATCCGCGAGGCCGTAGAAAAGGGGGAGTCTCTTCCGGGAGAAGTTAATCCGTTACAACCGTTTGGAGTTGCAAAAAACCTTTTGCGTAACCTTTTTGAGCGTGATGAAGAGTTTGCTCGTCAGGCGAACCTTCCAGGATCGCAGTTTCAGGTCAATGATCAAGGACAGATTACAGGGGTCTATAACCCTCAAACGAACGCTGTGTATACGCCAGAATCTGTCGGGCTGTTTGATTTAAAGGGCCAAGAAGCAGTGGCGGGTGATTTATTTGCCATGCAAAGGCAACAACGGGAAGAAGAACTCGCTCGACGCGGCGACGGCGATGGCGGAAATGCAGCAGCTCCGATGGCCGCGGTCCGCGATCCATGCCCAGACGGCTATCAATTCAACGAGCAAACGCAATCGTGTGAATATACTGGGGTCGCGGCCCAAGGTGCGATGTCCTATACGGGTGCTCCGATTACTCAAACGACTCAATATACTGGGATCGGGGGTCTTGAACCTTTCGTGTTGCGTCCAACTTACACAGCACCAACATCGTTTGCCCCGTCGTATAACGTAAATGTGTAATGAGCACAACGGCACTTGAAGCACTCCCGGAGGAGGTTCTTAAAGAAATCCTCTCTCTCAAGGAGGCGGAGATCCGTCTCGAGACTCGTGAAAAGGCACAAGACCAGTTCATGCCTTTCGTCCATCACGTCTACGACAACTTTATTGAAGGACAACATCACCGAATTATTGCCGAAAAACTCGAGCGAATTGCCCGAGGAGAGCTAAAGCGGTTGATTGTCAACATGCCACCGCGGCATTCTAAGTCAGAATTTGCCTCTTATCTTATGCCTGCTTGGTTCTTGGGCCGTAATCCGAAGTTGAAGATCATTCAGGCCACTCACAACACAGAACTAGCTGTGCGATTTGGTAGAAAAGTGCGTGATTTAATGGGATCTGAGAACTACCATGATATTTTCCCCGAGACCTTGTTAAAATCTGATGATAAAGCAGCGGGCCGATGGGGGACTGCGGCAGGTGGCGAATATTTTGCCGCCGGTGTAGGCGCGGCGGTCACGGGTCGTGGTGCTGACCTCTTCATTATTGACGACCCGCACTCTGAGCAAGACGCATTGAGTGATACCGCGTTCGATAACGCCTACGAATGGTACACATCTGGCCCTCGTCAGCGTTTGCAACCGGGCGGAGCGATCATTTTGGTCATGACTCGCTGGGGTACGAAGGATTTGACGGGTGCTTTGATGAAAGCACAGAGCAATGACACCATGTCGGATCAGTGGGAGGTCGTTGAATTTCCTGCAATTATGCCTTCAGACAAGCCTTTGTGGCCTGAGTTCTGGGAAAAAGACGATTTACTCAAGGTTAAGGCGGCTTTGCCTGTCGCAAAGTGGAATGCACAGTGGCAACAGCAACCAACGGCTTCCGAAGGTGCAATCGTCAAGAAAGAGTGGTGGCGGATGTGGGAAGAAGAAGAGATCCCGCCAATTCAGTACATTATGCAGAGCTACGATACAGCGTTTTCTAAAAAAGAGACGGCTGACTACTCTGCCATCACGACGTGGGGCATTTTCCAGCCAGAAGAAGGCGGTCCAGATCACATTATTTTGCTTGATGCTCGCAAAGGGCGGTGGAACTTCCCGGAATTGAAGGAAGTGGCACTAGAGGAGCACGATTATTGGGAGCCAGATATGGTGATCGTAGAGGCGAAAGCATCTGGAACCCCATTAACTGATGAGTTACGCAGGACAGGCATACCCGTACTGAATTATACTCCGTCAAAGGGGCGTGATAAAGTGACCCGCATGCATATGGTGGCTCCGCTATTTGAAGCGGGCTTTGTTTGGGCCCCAGACAAGAAGTTTTCTGACGAGGTGATCGAGGAGTGCGCTGCATTTCCGATGGGAGACCATGATGACCTCGTGGATAGTATGACAATGGCGTTGATTCGTTTCCGACAAGGTGGGTTTATCTCACTTGAAGGGGAAGAAAGCGACGATTCCGAAGGAATTCCGACGATGAGAGAGTACTACTAATGTCAATCCCTCCAAATCAAATGCAAGGCATGATCGACTCTTCGATTGAAGCAGTCCCAGGAATGGAGGTAGAGATTCCTCAAGTAGAGGACTTTGCTGGTGGGGCAGAAATTATGGACGATGGCGCAGGAGGCGCCATTATTCAAGCTTTATTAGGAGGCGAGAGCACTGAAGTCATCACACAAGAATACGAGCATGATGCAAACCTTGCTGAAATCCTTGATGAATCAATCTTGGGTGAAATATCGAGCGACCTTCGAGCTAAATACGAAGAAGATCAAGATTCAAGATCCGAGTGGGAAGAAGGATACACCAAAGGTCTCGATCTCCTCGGAATCAGATATGAAGAGCGAACCCAACCTTTCGCAGGAGCCTCCGGAGTAACGCATCCATTGATTGCAGAGTCTGTCACTCAGTTTCAGGCTCAGTCATACAAAGAGCTGTTGCCCGCGGGCGGTCCAGTTCGTACCAATATTATTGGATCTAAGACTCCAGAGATTGAAGCGCAAGCTAATCGCGTCAAAGATTTTATGAACTATATGATTACGGAGGTCATGGAAGAGTATGATCCCGACACCGACCAGATGCTGTTCTATTTACCGCTATCTGGCTCAACATTTAAGAAGGTTTATTATGATGAAACCAGACAAAGACCTGTCTCTCGATTTGTTCCGGCTGAAGACCTTGTTGTCCCGTATACAGCTACGGATCTTGCGACTGCTTCTCGAATTACACACGTTCTTAGAATGGACGAGAACCAAGTTCGTAAGCTACAGGTCGTTGGTTCTTACAGGGATGTTGACCTTCAAGCAGGCTACGATACAGAAGATGATCCCGTTACGGACAAGATTCGTGAGTTGGACGGTCTCGAACGTTCGGGCGATTCAAACGATTTCCTTACGGTCCTTGAAGTCCATGTGGACTTGGATATTGAAGGCTTTGAAGATTTAGGACAAGATGGCGAGCCGACTGGAGTCAAGCTCCCGTACATCGTGACGGTTGAGATGGGTTCCGGTGAGGTCCTTTCAATCCGCCGTAACTATGCGGAAGGAGATCCTTTAAAGCGTAAACAACAGTATTTTGTGCATTACAAATTTTTGCCGGGTCTAGGGTTTTATGGATTTGGCTTAATCCATATGATCGGTGGCTTAGGAAAAGCTGCGACATCTATCTTGAGGCAGTTGATTGATGCGGGGACGTT